TCCACCAGGGTACTCATACCCACACCTCCAACGTGCCGCGCACACCGAGGTATTCGCCGCTGATCTGCATATTGATTTGCCCGCCCAGTACAGACAGGACACCTATCCGCTCAAGCTTTAGTCGCGGCTCCCACTGGCCCAGCGCCCGGGCGGCCTCGGCTTGCGCGGCGCTCTTCCAGCCTTCGTTGATGGGCAGGTCGACCATGCGCCGCAGTTTGCTGCCGTACTCCGGACGCTCGCGGCGGCTCAGCAGTGGCGTACTGAGAATGTCTTGAACGGACTGACGTAAATGCTCGATACCGGAGATGGGCTGCCCGGTGTGGCGATCCATTCCGATCATCGGGGTTATTCCTTCTTCAGCTCGAACTCGGCGTGGACCTTGAGGTACTTCAGCGCTACGTCATCCGAGGTACTGACCGTGACCACACCCTTCGCTACGGCCAACGTGCGGTCATCCGGCAGGATCAGCGTGCGGGAGGTGTAGAGGGTGTCGCGAAAGGATGTGGTCGAGGTGGTCAGCGTTGAGCTGGTGGCGGTAGCTAGATCCTGCACCGCCGAATCGTCTTGAGGTTTGGCCATGATTGCTCCGGGTAAGAAAAAGCCCGCACGTGGCGGGCCGGGTTAAACGTTGTCGCTAGTGCGAGTGATGGTTGCTGTTGCCAGCGGTGTCGATAATCGACTCGTCGCTGGTGATGTTCTGCGTCGCGTGCAATGGACCGTCGATGTTCACCGGCCCCTTGATGTTCACGCTGGCCTCCAGGTTGATCGCGCTGGACTTCACCGTCACGGCGTTGTCCATCACCTCGGCCTGGGTGGCACCCACTTTGATCGTGACCGTGCCGCTGGGCAGGCTGATGCTGTAACGCTTGGCCTGCCAGTCGTAGACCAGCGAACCGCCATCGTCGAAACGCCAGACTTCAACGTGGTCACGATTGTCCGGTGGCGGACCACCGTTGCCATACAGCCCGGGAATGAACGTGCCTTGCGACACATCACCGCTGGTACTGATCAGCGTGCCCTGCTCGTTCAGACTCGGCGCCCGCCAATGCCGGGCCTTGCCGGCCGCGACGCTGTGCCAACGTACCCAACCGCTGACCCATTCACCGTCGGAAACGCGACACACCGGCGGTGAGGCGGCGAGATCCACCGCCACTACGTAGCAGTCCTTGACCAGGCCAGCGAGCATGCGGTCATGCTGCGCGCTGACGTACCCTGCACTCATGACAGATCCTCCGGCCGGAATGCTCCGTCACCCGGTTCAACATTCAGCACCAGAGTGCCCGGCGGCTGATCCGGCCACGGCCACTGCGCTTCGCCCAGGTAGATTTGTTGGGTCCACTCCACGACCCAGACGGTGTAGCCATCCAGTTCGGGCTTGGTCCAGTCCTGCATGGCCCGAACAAACTCGGCGGGTTCCACCTCTACACCCCAGCTTTGCAGGCGCAACAACACAGTGAGCTGCCCAGCCAGAAAAACCGCCTGTTGATGGTGGTCCTCCTGGATTGGATCGGTGATGACCCGCGCCTCAAACTTGCAAGCCAACCCCACCTCTCCCGTGCCCGGATCCTGGCCGGGCTCCATTTCCGCCATTTCGATAACCACCGCCGGCAACCGCACGCAATCCTCGATAGCCGGCCAGGCGGCAACGGTCTGAACACCCGGCAGGTACGCCTGCACATGCCGTTCGATCGCCCCGTACAACTGTTCCAGGCTGAACGGCTCGTCCGCTTCATCGGCCACGTCATTTCCCCTTCAGGTATTTCTGCAGTTCAAAGTTGAGTTCCTGCTGCAGGACATGCAGCAGTTGTGCATCGGCCTTGCGTACCCAGCTTTCAAAGTGCGGACGAGCCTGCTCCAGCGAGACCTTGGCCTTCGCCAGCGGGAAACGACTGTCATGCTCGGCAATCCACCCCGAACTTGCTCCGCCACGCACACTGACAGTGCTGTCGGGGTAGTGGTCGGCATCGAAATGTTTGCTGGTCGTGCGGATCCAGATGTCCGCACCGTTGCCGTAGACCTTCTTGTAAAAGGCACCCTGAAAACGACGACCGGCCACCGACACGCCAGACTGGCCCTGTCGTACGCGACCGATACGGCTGGCCTCCATGGCGTTGAGGCCGAACCACAACTTGCCGCTGTTGGCTCCGCCGCTGACCGGATAGGCTCGTAACCGCTGACGCACCGCCGCCACCGCAATACGTTCCTGCCGGCCGACAGTGCGGGCGATGTTGGAGCTGAGCCAACGCAAGGTCTTGTTGATCGCCCGACGCTGGGCATTGGCTGCCGCTTTGGGCACCACGGCGGCGAAGTCCTGAAAGGCTTTCAGGTCTGCCGTCGAGGTCTGCAGGGAGATCATCCCGCCGCTGGCCGAGGGCTTGAAGTAACTGCCGACACTCATGGTCGTTTCCTCAAAATCAAGGCGACCAGACCGTCACCGCCGGGCTCCAGCTGCAGCAAGTCGTAATCCCCGCCACCGTCCAGCTCCGGCAGATCCACGCGGACGAGCAGCCCCTTTTTCAGCCCGTACGAATCGCCAACGCGGATCTCAAACTTCGGCTCTCGCAACCCGGTGTTGAGCTTGCCCATCTTGGGTTGCAACCAAGGCGCGGCGAACATGCCAAGCACCGGTTCATCGCGGCCCTCGATCCGCGCCGTGTCGCCCAGGGTTTCAAACACCACCTCGTCGATCTCGTCGACCAGGTCGCGAAAGGCCACGGTCAGAGCTCCAGCAGGATCTGCGCCCGAGGTCGTGTGCACAGGTGCAACGGGTTGGATTGGGCTTCACCGGCCATGCCTTTGTTGAAGTCCATCGGCTCAATCTTGCTGTAGTACGGCAGGCCCTCGGTGTTGACCGTTTCCATGTAGTCGGCCGGGGCAAAGGTCGAGATGTACAGATCCGGCACACCTTCTGGGATCAGCAGCGCCTTGTCGACGTGCACAAACGATACGCCCGCGACCTTGCCGCGATAGCGTTCCCAGACGATCCCACCGAACTCGAAACTTTCCCGGGCGTCACCACGCAGGGAGGCCGCTTGCAGGGTGTTGAGGTAGGTCTCCTTGACCGACGGGTGAACAATCAGCTTGTTCCAGAAGTTCTGGCCGCAGAATGCGCGGGAGCCGCTGCTGGTCACGCTGCCCAGTGCATCCTCTTGCATGTCTAAGGCTTCGCCGGCACGCACACGCAGCTCGGCATTGGGATCGTTCAGACCCATGGCCAGTTTTTGGCGGGAGACGCCGAAGGACTTGTAAATGTCCAGCAGCACCGTTGAACCGTCCGCATCCAGCACCTGGCCATTCAGTGCACCCATACGCTGGAATTCGTGAGTGGCGTCCAACTGGCGCCGCGCTTTGGCCAGACGCTTGTTGACCACATCCTGTACCGACTGCAATTCGGTGCGCTGACCGAAGGCACGGATGCCCTGGATCTCGTCGGCCTTGATGGTAAAGCGTTGTGGCAGGTGCACGGTATTGAAGGGGATCAGCTTGCGCTTGCTGCCACCGACCACCAGGCCCGAGGTACCACGCTCTCCCGCCGGCACCAGAGCCAGGGTGTCACCGTCCTTCTCGATCTGTACGGTCAGGGTAGTGATACCTTCTTCGCGGAACAGGCCGAGGCCGCTGATGCGGCCCGGCAGGTATTCCTGTTCGTTGATTGCGGCAGTCAACGCGGGAACGCTGAAAGCGTCGTCTTCAAAAATGGCGATATCGGCCATGGGGTACTCTCCAGAAACGAAAAATCCCGCACGCGGCGGGATGCATATAAAGGAAGGAACGTCTTAGCGAACGATCAGAAAACGCGTGGCCAGAGCTTTCTCGGCAGCCGGGTCGAGGCCGGTCAAGTGCGCTTCGCTGACCTCGGCCAGACGCACCACAGCGCGACCGCGCCGCACCACGTCTGACTGACCGAGCGGGCCGTAAAGAATGGCGACGGCGTTTTCACTGCCATCCTCAGCCGTCGGTTCGTACGGGGCAAACTCGCCGGTGAGCGTGATCAGGCCGAGGATCTGACCTGGCTCCAATGCCGGGCCTGCCGCAACGTTAATCGCCTCGCGGGAAATATTGCCTTCGCCCTCGGACAGCAGAAACTCACCTGCGTGCATCGGCTCCAATTTAAAGGTCATGGTCTTGCTCCTTTTGAGGTTTGAGATTGTGCGGCCTGACGGGCCGCCCAGATCGAGGACGGATCGGGTTGTTTGGCTTTCACGGTCACTGCCGGATCATCGTTTTGCGGCAAGCTGTTATCGATTTCGAAGCCCCCACCACTACCCACCAGCTTGTCGAACAGCCGTGCGCGCACTGCACCGGCATCGAGCCCAGCCTGCACAAACTCCACAGCGCATTCCGGTAAGCGTGCCGCCACGCACAGATCGCGGATCGCTTTGGCTTGGGTCAGCGCGGCCTGGACGGTGGCCTCATCAGCCAGCTTGGTCGAGACAATCAGGGGCTCGATCAGATTGCTGATGCCGGCTTGATTGCAGGACTGGGTGATCAGCAGGGCCAGCTTGGCCGAGTCGACTACCGGGGCTGTGGATTCTGGCTTGTCCACCACCGGCTTGGTGGGTTCGAGGGGCTCAGTGAGTTGATCCAGCAACGCCTTGGGCGTGTGCTGATATTTCTGCATCACCGCGCCTTGCCCCAGACAGGCCTTGATCTGCACACCATCACCCACCTCGTCGGCCAATCCCAAGGCGACGGCTTCGCGAGCCGTGAGCCAGGTTTCGGCATTGACCAGGCGCCGCAGCTCGACCTCGTCGATGTCGGGCGCCTTGGCTTTGTAGGCTGCGATAATCACTTCCAGCGCCTGGTCCAGCGCGGTGGCCACCTTGCGCAGATCTTCAGCACCACCCGAGGCGTAGGTCCAGGGGTTGTGGATCATCAACATGGCGTTTTCCGCGACCACCACGCGGTGCGCACCACACACGGCAACGCTGGCAGCACTGGCGGCCAAGGCATCAACGCGGCCGGTGCAGCGTTCACCCAACCGCGACAAAGCGTTGTGGATCGCCAGACCATCGAACAGGTCGCCGCCGATGCTGTTGAAGGCCACGACAATCGGTGAGGTGCCGTCATCCAATGCCGCCAGGTCGCGCACGAACTGATTGGCGGTGATGCCCCAGGTGCCGATCTCGCCGTAGACGTAGACCTCGATGGTGCGCTGCTCGGCTTCGCCGCTGGCCTTCAGGCTGTACCAGTGCTTGTCCTGGATCGGCAGTTGGCCCTCCAGCTTGTTGAAAATCTTCAGGGGGGAAAGCAGTTTCATGGTTTCTCCTGGTCGTCGTGTTGAACATCGACCTCGACGAGGGTTCGGTAATTGAGGCCCAAGTCACGGGCGCGTTGAGCGTCGGCGGCGTTTTCCGCATCGACCGTTTCGGCGTCGTAGCCGGTACGCAGACACATCTCACTGCGCGAGCCAAACCCGGCATTGACCTCCAGCATGCGCGCCTGCACGTCCTGCACCGGCTGGATGTAGGCCCAACCCTGCGGCACCCAGCGCGTGCGCAGAAAATCGCGGCGGCGTTTGGCGTAGTCCGGCAGTTCAATCACCCCAGCCAACACCGCCATGTCCAGCCATGCGGCGCGAACCGGGCGGCAGAGCTGGTGGATGTAGACGTTGAATTGCAGCTGCTCCAGGCGGCGCCGGA